GTCGCGAGCAGCCCTCAGCGGATAGTGAAATGAGCTGGTTCAGCATTACTGCTTGTCCAGATAGTTCTCAAATCACTCCACCCCGGTCGATATGATTCGACCCTTCCTACATCTTGCCCGGAAGCCCATTTAACTTTGGGCCCAGGTGCTTCTATATAATTCTGAAGCAGATGTAGTTCGCCAAGGTTCTTGGCCTTCCTCTTGGAGCTATACGGCACCAAGATTCGGTACTCTTCGCGTTGGAGGTCAACGTTCCACCTATGTCTAAGGTGGCCCAATGCCTCCCCCGCGAAGGATTTGTAACCCTGACGACTGTCGTCGATCGGTACGATACCGATTAAGTGATGGTATTTGGATGTCATGTCGTGCAGCCAACCGGCTACATTCCACCATCCTGCTTTGTGGAAATTATTACTAGTCTCCACGTAGCTACCGACCGTCGACAGTTTGACTTCTCTGGAAGGTTGTAATAGATACGCCGGGGTAATCACTTCACCCTGGAACGCATCGACACCACAGGATTCCCTAAAGTTTCCGGTGGAGAATGTCTTATCGACATTCACCTTCAGCCCACAGTATGTGAGCATTTTACAGAGAGACTCGCAGACGTCTGCGGGGACAATGATATCGTCCCCGAAGACCGAGACTAGATGTGAGGCCTCTTTTATGCGAGCGTCCGTTATGCGCCACCCTCTTGCGAGGATGGTCATGGCGATCGCTATGGACGCATAAATCAATGTCTGCACCGGAAAGGTGCAGGCAGAGCCCATGCAGCCAAACTTCTTCAGGCGGATAAACTGCCCAAGATGAGGTCTGACTTCATTTCGGAGCCATCTCGTGCGACTGGCAAATAGGCGATATAGAAGCGGTCGGTTAGACCGCAGCATACGCTCTACAAGCCAACACGAAAGGCGATCAGAAGCGGAAGAAAGGTCGATGGTGGCAACGTTGCCAAATTTCGACCCCCAAACTGCAAGTTTCTGGTTACGGAGTTGTGAACGAAAGTCCACCGCCC